TCAGGAAAAGGAGTCGCTCATTGCGGCTCTGAAAATCATTGCCTTGGGCGAGAAGGACCGCTTACAAGGGAAAGGCATTTCCGCAGCGGAATCACGGGCGCAATTGCTGGCCGCTCGTCAAAACCGCAAATAATGGCGGTCTTTATTCTTCCCGATGCCCACGCGGACTTACTTTCGCTTCAGGACTACATGCTAGACAAGTGGGGCGAAGTCGCATGGCTGAAAGCCGAGGACGAGATTTTTGAAAAGCTGGAGAAAGTTGACTCTGGTATTTTCAATGGAACTCCTGTCCAAGAACTCGCATCAGTGGGCATCTTGGAATACCTGCATGTCTATACCTCGCACCACAAATTGGTCTACCGGCGGATCGGTAACGATACCTTTGTGTACCTCATTGCAGGGCATAGGCAGGACTACCCCACGATTCTGGCGAAACGCTTATTGAGCAGATGACTGTCAGCCGTGACAGCCTGATTGGCATGCCGACCATGCCGGAGTCCTTGACTTACTGATTGCCTCTTACACTACGTCCAGGGACACGACCCGAAGAACAGCCTGATCGTGCATAATCCGCACCGTTTGCATCATCGAATCCCCTTTGTGGGGCTGGGGTAGCATATGGGTACAATAAAAAAGCGCCCCGCAAGGCGCTTGATTATGTGGTCCCTGGCGGAGAGGGAGAAATACATAACTAAATCTCATGTCATCTCATTGAATATTTTTTTCACCTTATTGTTCAAGCAGTTACATAGATATATCGTCTCATAGCGTTTTATTTCGTATTGCTAAATCGCACTTCTGTTTGTAGAATGTTTTGTAGGTTGACATTGTGTATAACAGAAATTTTGCGAGAGCGAGGCAAGTTCTAACCATGGGACAAGGTTTCAAACTTACGCAGCTAAAAATAGACCGGCTGAAAACGCCCGCTGTTTATGGCGATGGGGCTGGCCTGTCTCTGAAGGTCACGAAGAACGGCAGCAAGTCCTGGCTTTATCGCTACATGCTCGCCGGTAAAGCGCACTGGATGGGCTTAGGCTCATACCCTGACGTATCCCTAGCAGAAGCACGGGAGAAAGCCGCCGAGCTTCGCAAGCTGACACGCCAGAACATCGACCCGCTAGCCGAGAAGCGGAAGCAGACGAGCATCATTCGCGCCTCGATTGCCAAATTCATAAACTTCGACAAGGCATCCGAGCAATACATTGACTCCCATAAATCAGGCTGGAAAAACGTCAAACATGCCGAGCAATGGACGAACACGCTCAAGACTTACGCCAGCCCGATCATCGGCAATGTCGACGTAGCCCTGATTGATACCAGCCACATAATGCGGATTCTGGAAAAGGACAATTTCTGGAATGAGAAAACAGAAACCGCCCACCGTGTGCGAGGCCGGATCGAAAGCATCTTGGATTGGGCAACTGTCCGTAAGTACCGCACCGGAGAGAACCCGGCACGATGGAAGGGCCATCTAGACAAACTTCTCCCCGCCCGTACCAAGGTTAAGAAGGTGGAACACCACCCTGCCCTGCCATGGCTGGAAATGGGCGCATTCATGGTGAAGCTACGGGAACAGGAAGGAGTCGCCGCTAAAGCCGTAGAACTGGCGATATTGACCGCTTGCCGCTCTGGCGAAGTACGTGGCGCAGTATGGGAAGAATTCGACCTCGACGCCGGGATATGGATCATTCCACCCGAGCGCATGAAGGCCAAGCGGGAACACCGCGTTCCGCTACAGGAAAAAGCCATTCAACTACTCAGGAAGCAGAAAGAACTATTCCCTAACGGGTACGTTTTCCCCGGCATGAAGGAAGGAAAGCCGCTTTCCGATATGAGCCTGACTGCCGTACTGCGCCGTATGGAACAGAACGAAATCACCGTTCATGGCTTTAGATCGTCTTTCCGTGATTGGGCGGCTGAATCCACGGCCTACCCGAATGAAATGGTGGAGATGGCGCTTGCCCACACTATCGGCAACAAGGTGGAAGCGGCATATCGTCGTGGCGACCTGTTCGACAAACGCCGTCGCATGATGAACGATTGGGCTAACTTCTGCGAGACCGTAATAAAGGCCGGGGAAGTCATACCACTAAAGAGCACCACCGTCGCCTGACGGACTCAGGCAAAGCGGGCCAGCCAAGCGATACCAGCGCAAGGCCGACCCTAACCACCACTTGAAAAGGAGCTTCAAATCATGGCTACTGCCAATTCTACCGCAGCACAAAACGACGCCACTATGTCCAGCATCATCGACCAGGCCCAAAATCTGGCTAATCGAATCGCCCAATTAGATGCAATGGTTGCCGTTACCTACGGCGAACAGGGGGAAGCATTCCGCAACATGAACGACGATATTCAAGACAAATTCATGTGGGGCATCAACACCATTACCGACCAGTTGAGCAACGAAGCTGAAAAACTGATAAACGACATCTTCGCCTTCAGGTCTATCGGCGAGAGCGCGCAATCATGAGCATCCTGCGCCTGCTAGGCTGACCGAGTACGCAACCACCCGCCCGGCTTCGGCCGGGCCCTCAACTCATGCCAACACCGAAAGAAAATCTCGAGCGTTACGAGCGCGAAATTGACTGGCAAAAACTGGTCGACTTGGCGATGCAAGAACCGCCAAGCCCGTGGGAGCTTTGCGCTTGGCTAGGCCACTATTGCCGTGACTTCTCTATCGTCTATGGCGGCTGGCCGCTGCTGCCCGATTATCCGGGCCCCGTACGGACCTTTTTGGAAACGCTGGCCAGGGTAACGCCCAAGGGCAGGCCGTGCGCGGATGAGCGTCATCTTGTGAAAGTTCGCCAGGCATGGACACATGCCGTCTTCCGCGATGGCTACGAAATGAATCTCGATATGGCGAAACTCGCCAAAGAGATGGGCATCAAGTACAACGGCCGCGTATTGACCGAAGAAACGCCAAGCATGGCAGTGATTGACGATATAGCTGAATCAACCGAATACGGTTCGGAGCGCGTGCGCAACATCATTCACCCGCGCAAGAAATGACAATGGGTTTAATGGTACATCGCCGCATGCAACCCCAAAACGGATGATGCGCCTCAATGCGACGACGCGGTGTTGTCGCAGACACATGAGGATCATCCGATATGAAATCTATTCGACCGAAACAAGCTGCTGCCACCCTGGGTATTAGCATCGCAACCTTGTGGCGCTGGGCAAAAGACCGCAGCGATTTCCCGAAGCCGCGCAACCTGTCCTCCCGCTGTACCGTCTGGGATGCCGACGAGTTGCAAGCCTGGCGTGATTCTCACGCCAAGGGGGCGGCATGATGACCGAATCCCAATATCACGAACTAGCCAGCCTCATTCGTGGGCTAAATGGCTGTCTGATCGAGGCAACGCAAGAAGCCGCTGATCTGCGTGTTGATCTTCAGGACATTGCCGCCAAGTTGGCAACCATCCTGGCACTAATTGGGGGCGCTCAATGAACACCAACCACCAAAACGGAAAAGCCCCGGAACTGCGCCAACAGTCCGAGGCCGGTAATGCTACAAACCTGAACCCGAAGCGTATCAAAAAAATCGACCGAGTAATAGCCGCCTTGAAATTGCCTGGCGGCCTGAATCGGTTCGAGGCGGAGCGCATCGGAGACCATTGCCTGAATAGCACCATTGCCAACGTCCGCGAGATGTACGGCGACAAGCTCTTTCAGGAATGGGAAACTGTCCCGACTCGCTATTGCGATACCGGCGTGCGTGTGCTGCGCTACTGGCTGGTAGGAGCTAACTGATATGGATCGCGCCGAATCTATCCGGCGCGGTTCATCTCAGCCGCGCAAGACCTCCACAAAGCATCCCTACGCCGCGATTGAACACAGGGTAATAGACTCGCCTGCGTTCGCCGATCTAAAGCCTACTGCGCAAATCCTGTTGCTTCTATTGGCACGGCAATTGACCAAGGATAACAACGGCCATTTGCAAGCATCGTTCAAATGGTGTCAACGATACGGCATCGGCAGTGAGCATACATTGCGAGACTCCATAGCCAGTTTGATTGCCCATGGATTCATTTACCGCGCTCGCAGTCATGGGGCAAACGGAGCATGGGCCAGATACGCCGTGACATGGCTACCAATAAAGCAGCGTGATGGTTTATTCCTTGATGGTTTTGTTTCCTGCGCCTGGCGCAATTGGGAGCCTTCTATGAAAAAAAGCACCCAGCAAAAACTGCTGGAACAATCCGGCAGAAAGTGCAGTTTCACCAATGAGAATCCGGCAGAAACTGCTGGATCACCTACGGCAGAAACTGCTGACTATGAATTAATACCATGTAGAGCAGTGAAAACGCCACTGTATCGAGTAGCGATTATGAAAGCGCATCGGCAACTTAATCACTCGAAATCACCTCGCCCGTATCTTGTTGCTGATCGCGGCATTACTCGCTTGGCTGCCTGAAAGGAATAACCATGAACCAAAACACCCAATGGCATGATCTGGCTGTTTCCAGCCTAGCTGACGGCGGTATATGCCTTGAGCAACAATATGGCGAGTCCTCCGTTATTCATTTGCATCCTGAGCAACTGTTATTCATTGCCCGCCAGGTATGCGGCATGAAGCCTGAGACCGCCGAACGCATCACCGAACTGGAGCGGCGCATTGCCGTATTGACTGACAAGTTGCAGAACGTCATCTGTGAAAGCCGGTTCCGTGACAGTGTTCTTAATGGCTGTTCCGATGGCCTGTACTACTTGGCGAAAATAGACGCCGTTCTAGACCTTGCCCTTGAATTTGACGGCGGACGCCTTGAGCCGGAAACGGGATGCGAGGAGCAGCCTATTTATCCGCCTCCGACGAAACCAGCACAAGGTCAATTGACCCTATAGCAGAAACAACCCGTCGTCACTGGCGGGTTTTTTACACCTACCGTTATAGCGAAACACAATCAAAAACAATCTTTCGATTGACTGGATAAATAAACAGTAGTACATTACGTTAGGAGCACTGTATATCCATACAGTCTTAACTTTCTGGAAAGGGAAACCCTTGAAACCTTACGAAATCCGAGAGCAACGAGCTCTCAAAGTTGCCGAGATGCGCTCTCTGGCTGACGGCGAAATGAACGCCGAAAAGAAAACCCGCTTTGACGCCCTGAAGGCCGAAGTTGTTGGCCTGGAGCAAGACGAGCAACGCGCTCTATTCCTCGAAGAAGCCGAACGCCGCTCTATGGCTGGGGCTGCTGATCGTCCGTTCAACGACCTGCAATCCGAAGTGTCCGTGGTGGAAGTCATCCGCAACGCGATGGAAGGCCGCAATCAAACCGGCGCTGCTGCCGAGTACGCCAAGGAAACCGAACTTCGCACCGGCCGCAAAGCTCAGGGCGTGTTTATTCCGATGGGCGCTCTGGAAACCCGAGTTGCTGCCCCGATTGGCACCACCGCTGGCGCTGATCTGGTTCCGACCAATCACCGTGCTGATCTGTACATTCAACCGCTGCGCGACAAGCTGCTTGCCCGTAGCCTTGGCGTTCAAGTCCTGGGTGGCCTGACTGGCAATGTCAGCATTCCGAAGGCTGGCACCGGCACCTCTGTTGGCTGGGTGGCTGAAGGTGGCAACCTCGCCCTGACCGACATGACTTTCGATAGCGTCACCCTGGCCCCGAAACATGCTGGCGGTTACGTCGAAATGTCCCGTCAGTTGATCCAGCAAGGCTCGCCGGATATCGAGCGCCTGGTGCGTGGCGACCTCGCCGCTGTTGTCGCCAAGGCTATCGACTCCGCCCTGATTGGTGGCGGTGGCACGAATGAGCCTGTCGGCATCCTCGCCAATCTGGCCGCATCGGGTGGCGTTCAAACTTCCAGCCTCTCGACCCTGAGCTGGGCCAAGATTCTCGAACTGCTGCAAAAGCTGGATATCGAGAACGTTAGCGCCTCCGCCATCATTGCCTCGACCAAGGTTAAGGCCAAGCTGGCTGGCACCGTCAAGGCTGCCAACACCGCCACTTACCTGATGGAAAACGGCCGCGTGGCTGATCTGGCCGCTTACTTCTCCAACAACGTTCCGGAAAAGGCTGGCACGCCGAACACGGGCCGTCTGATCGCTGGCGACTTCAGCCAGGCCATGTTGGGCATCTGGTCGGAGATTGATCTGCTGGTTAATCCGTACGAAGCCGCAGCCTTCAAGCGTGGTGGCGTTCTGGTTCGCGCCATGTCGACCGTTGATGTGGCTTTGCGTAATCCGGAAGCCTTCGTCGTCGCTGACGATATCGCCATTTAAGGGGGCGCTATGACCACCGAAATCCGCTCAGGCGACCGTCTGCAAACCTCACAAGGGAAGCTGACCGGATACGCCGCCGTGTTTAACAAACCGTCGCACGACCTGGGCGGATTTCGGGAGGTCATTCTGCCGGGTGCGTTCCGTCGCACCTTGGCAACCTCTGAATACGTCCGCGCTCTCTACAACCACAACGCTGACCAAGTGCTAGGCCGTGTAGGTGCTGGCACCTTGCGACTCGAAGAAGACGAAATCGGCCTGCGTTTCGAGCTAGACCTGCCGCCGACCACTTACGCCAAAGACCTCGCCGCCCTGGTAGAGCGTGGCGACGTGTCCGGCTGTTCCTTTGCATTCCGCGTCCGTGAAGGTGGCGAAACCTGGGAGATGCGCGACGGCGAACACGTCCGCATTCTGTCTGCCCTCGATCTGGACGAAATCACCATCACAAGCAATCCGGCCTATCCGGATACATCCGTCGCCAAGCGCAACAAGCCGCTGGAACTGTCGTTCTGGCAAGCCGACGGCATTCTCTGGCTGGGAACCGTATGAACATTATTCAAAAGACACTATCCGCTTTCGGTTTTGAAAAACGGGAACTCGGGATTGATGGCTGGCCTGTCTCTCTGGCTGCCTCGCCTGTTACCCCGACGACTGCCGAATCCCTGAGCGCCGTTCAGGCTTGCGTGTCGGCCATTAGCGAAACGATTGGCAGCCTCCCCTTACACCTCTACCGGCGCAACGAGAATGGCCGCCAGAAGGCGCAGGATCACGCCCTATACCGTGTTTTGCATGACTCCCCGAATGACCGGCAAAGCGCCGTTGAATTCCGTGAGCAGATGACCGCTGCCATGCTGCTGCGTGGCAACGCCTATGCGCGGATCGTTCGTGGCTCTGATGGGCAAGTTCGGCAACTCTGGCCGATCCATCCGGACAAGGTGCGCGTTCTGGACTTGGAGAATGGCCGCATTGGTTATGAAGCATCCAGCCCCAAAGGCACCGAGCGACTGACACAAGACGAAGTATTCCATCTGCGTCACCGTAGCGATGATGGGATTGTCGGGATTAGCCCGATTGCCCGGAGTGCTGCCACGGTAGAGCTTGCGCTGGCCGAACGGGATCACGGCGTGACCACCTTCCAGAATGGCTCAAAGCTGCTGGGCCTGCTGAAGTTCCCCGGCAAGCTGAATGCGGAGCAACGCCAGGCCGCGCAACGTTCCTGGCAAGCATACAAAGGCGGTTCCACCCCGATCCTCGAAGGTGGCATGGACTTCCAGACTGTGAGCATGACGCTGGAGGATGCCGAATGGATCGC